AAGGGCGTGACATCAGCGGTAGCAGAGTCACACCCTTGGTGTAAGGCCGATAAGCGCGCGGTCAGACCCGGCCGAGCGGCAGTTCGTGTGGCGAGACGATGCGCATGCGGCCACGGCCGGAGGGGATGAGGACCAGTTCGGTGCGGCGGCCGATGACGCTGACTCGGAGGGGGGACGACGGGGCGGGCATGGAGCATCGGCATCGAGAGATGTTCTGGCGAGCAAATTGTGAGAGGGCAGCAGGCCGCAGAACCTAGGATGGCCAGGACTGGTAGGCGCCCGAGTCGGACCAGTACTCAAGGATGGGTCCCGCACCTTCTACGCGGGATAGTTCACCTCGTAGGTGTGTCCATTTTCGTCCACGTAGACGTTGATTTCCCCAAAAGGCCCTTGCGGCTCCTGGCCCCGATATTGCCACCAGTAGGCCGGAACGGTGTGCCCCCCGGACGTGACGTTCCCGAATGTGATTCGCAGGTACGGCGTCGTCTCCGCCCGGGGGTTCGGCTTGCCGTGGGCGACGACCCCGCTTGCGTCGAAGCCGACCCAACCCTGGCCGATTACCGTCACAGGAGCCGCCGGAGTGCCCTCTACCTCAACAAAGGCACCATTCTCATCAGTATCCAAGCCTCGCGCCGTATCCGCCTTCACGCCAAGGCGGCCGTCCTCGCGGTGGTTCAACCCTCCGTCGGCGTGCTCGGGAATGTCGAGCGCCCCATCGGTGAGTTCGATGCCGCCGGCGGTCTTGACGACCACCTGGACCTTGTTGTCGGAGACCTGGAGTGCGTAGTTGGGGTCCACGTCCACGCCGATGCCGTCCTGGGTGATCGAGACGGCCCGCGTGGCGTCGGCCAGGGCCTTGACGCCCTGGGCATCCACGTCGATGCCCTGGTTGGTGTTAACAACGATGAAAAGGCCGTTGGCGTCTACGTCCATGCCGCGCGTCGTGTCGGGCAGGGCTTTCAGGCCGCCGCCGGCGTCGAATTCAAGGCCCGGCGGGTCCGCGAGTTTCACGCCGACCCCGTCGGCCGAAACCGCGATGGCCTTCTGCTCGTCCGGGTCGACCTGCAACTTCCCGTCGTCTGTGTCCACATCGAACATGAGGCCCGGCACGTCATCTGCCAACTCGACGTGAAGTTTTCGGTCATACGGAACCGGGTTTTCGAGGACGAGGCCCTTGCCGGCAATGATCTGCCAGTCAGGTAGCGCCGCCTCGGGACCGACGAACGGCACGACTTCGCCGTCGTAGCACTCGTCGCTGCCGGGAATCTCCTCAAACCCGTCGCCCGCGACCCACCCCAGAAAATCGTCTACGGCGATGCCCCGGTAGCCGATGGGCGCGTTCGTACCGCGCGGGCCGGTCGCCTTGATGTTGAGGTCGTCACCCTCTTCGTCAACCCAGGACTTGTCGAGGAAGGCGAACTTGCCGCTGACGAACGCAATGTAGCCGTCGGTCTCGAAGTTGGTCCAGGGGACGCCCCACGCCTTCCAGAGGCCCGCAACCTTGAGACCGTGAATGGCGGCATCCTGCCTCGAGGGTGTGACGTTGGCCACGCGAACGATGGCCCACTTCTCGCCCGTGCCCGTCTCGATGTAAAGGATGAAGGCAGCGCCGCGGGGAGCGCTCACGAGGTGCGCGTATTCGCTCCCCTCGTCCGTGCACACGTCCGCGTACTGGTAGCCCTCCGTCTCGACCTGGACCTTCACCGGCGTGATGCCCTGAATCATGGCCCGGCCGAGTTGGCCGTCCTTCACAGGTTCCAGCAGGATGACGAAGTTGCCGAGGTGGTCGGCATCGGGCGTGATGCCTTTGAGGGCGAAGCGGAACTCAAATTCCTCCAGGTTGTCGTCGGGCCCATAGAGCGGGCCGTCGATGCCGAGAATCTCAAATAGGTGCCGATCCGCACCGGTGTCGTTGCGCACAAGGACGATGCCATTCTGCTGAGGGGGGGCTTTCGGACCGCTCGTGCGGCTGTGCTGGCGAGCCTGAAAGTCACGTGCAGCGTCGATGAAGGTGTTGAATGTCTTGGCCGGGATTTTCAGCCGGTCGCCCGGCAGGACCTTCTTCATGACGTCGCCCATCATCGCACCTTATGGCAGCCATGCGAAACTTGCATAGTAGTAGACCTGTTCGATGTGCACGGCCCTCGGCTTCTGAACGACGCACTTAGCATCGTCGTCGCCGGCCCCGCGGTACTCGACCCACAAATCTTCCCAGCCCTTCTTGGGCACCGGAACCGCCGGCTTCACGGCTGAGGGCCAGTTGGCGCAAGCGTCCGCCACGTTTGGGCTGGCCGCGTAGTTGAAGGTAATCTCCCAGTCATCATCGCCGCGCTGGGACCCGGATGCCCCCATGAATTTGACCTCGCCGATTGCGAAGCCCTTGAACTCGTCGCTGTTGACCTTCCCGGTCAGGGCGAACAGCGCCGCCTTGTAGGCAGGCGTCACGACCGCGTTGGCGATGTAATGCGTCTCGGAGAAATGGTAGTCTGGTATGGTGATGTCGACGCCCTCGACGCTGTCATGGGTGACGCCGATGGCCCCGCCGTGGTCGGGCGGGGCGCACAATTTCCAGATGCCAGCCGAGTAACTGGCGACGTGAGCGATGCCCTGGGTGATGTGCGTCGTGCCGCCGCCCGTGTCGAAGGAGTAACTGGACTCGCCCACGGCCGGCGGGGAAGTGTCATAACGGCCGTACCGGACCGTGCCATCCCAGAGAAGCGATACCGTGGGGTCGCCGACCGGCTCGACGCTCCACCCTTTGCGGGTCAGGCCAGCATAGGTCGGCCCCGCCGCCGCGCCCAAGGCCGTGAGCGCCTCCTGCTCGTCATCTGTTCCCTTAATGACGTACTTGAGTTCGGCCGTCGGCCCTTCACCCGCTGCCGCCGGCCGGCTGTCAAACTTTTCGGTTACGGTGATGGCCATGTATTTTCCTGCCGTTACTCGAAGGTTGCCTCGGCGTCATCTGTCCAATCGGCGACCTTCTTGGTGTGCTTCTCGGTCTTTTCGGCGGCGGCCAGGAGCCGGTCGCCGGCGCCGCCGACCCCAAGGCGCGCAGCCTCCATGGCGCTGAAAGTTCCGCGAACGCCAATGGTCGCCTTCTCTGCCGCCTCGGCCGCCGTAGCCAGCCCGGAAAGGTCATATTTCGGAACCTTCGGTTCCGGCGGCGCGGTCGGCGGAAAAATCTGCGCCGCCTCACGTTCTTCCTGGGCCCTCTTCGTGGCATCATCGAGGGCCTTCTGTGCGGCGGCTACGTCCGCGAGTTCCTTCGAAAGGATGATGGCCGCCGGCTGCGTTCTCTCGGCCTGAATTTTGGCGAGGTCTTTCTTCAGGTCCGCGTCGATGGTCGCAATTGCTTTATCGACGGGCGTGACGAAGACTTCTTTGCTCAGTTGCGCGTACTGCGTCTCTATGAATGCCCTTTGCTCTGCGGCCTCTTTTTCGGTCATCTTGCCGAGGGACTGCTGGAGCAGTATCCACGAAATGGCCATGTTCTTCGACAGTTCGAGGAATCCCCTGCCGAGAAAACCCCACCCCACAACCGCGCAGGTCTTAATGGTGGCCCACGTCTCGGCCCAGACCTTCGCGAGATCGTTCGTTCCCAGCAGCCACTGGGTGGCGACGCCGGCCCATCCTTCGGCCGATACGACCAGGAAGTCCTTCTTCCACTCGAGCCATTCACTCTTGAGCCAAAGAACCCCGCGTTTCCACCAGAGTTTCAGCGTCAGCCAGACTAATTCGGCCGCGAGGTTGATGTCGCCGGCGGCCAACGCATCTAGAATGCCCTTTCCAAGTTTTTCGGCATCGGCCTTGAGGACGCCGAACATCTCGCCGAGCCAGGCCAGGGCCTTCCCGCCCGCGCCGCTGGCCCACACGAGGTAGGCGCCCAGCGCCGCGGCGCCGGTGATCACCAGGCCGAGGGGCGAGAGGATGAACCCGAGCACCGTGCCCAGGAGGCTCAACGCCGTGCCGATGCCGGCGACGATGGCCCCCAGGCCGGTGAAGATGGCCCCGATGGTCGAGACGGCGTAGCCGAGGACGACGAGGGCCACCCCCGCCGTAACCACCACCGCCGCAATCTTGAGAACTGCTACGATGAGGCCCCGGTTGACCTTAATCCAGGCGGTCCCGCGGACAACCAGGTCCGTGACCCACGTAGCCAGGTCCTTGAGTGTTGGCGCGAGTTCCGCGCCGACGGCGAACACGCCACGCTTGACGGTCTGCCACAGGGCATTCAGCGTGTTGTGGAACACCTCGGCGGCCTTGGCGTCGGTCGTGGAAATCGTCAGGCCCAGCCGCCGGGCCTCCTCCTGGAGCGCCTCGATACCGGCCGCCCCGCGGTTGATAACGGGCAGGAGGTTTGTCCCTGACCGGCCGAATAGTTGCAGGGCGGCGGCCGCCCGCATAGTGGGGTTGTCAATCTTCGAGATGCGGTCGGCGATGAGTTTGAACTGCTCTTCGGGTGAGAGGCTACTGAGGTCCGCCACTGTCAGACCCAGGTGTGCCAGCATGGCCGTCGCCTCTTTCGACCCCGTCGCAGCCCCGGCAATGGCCTTCTGCATTCTCTTGACGCCGATCTCCAGAGACTCCAGGTCCGAGCCGGACTGGTGGGCCACGAAGCCGAGTTCAGAGAGGGCCTCCACAGAGATGCCTGTCCGGGCACTCATCTTCGCCAGGGTGTCGCCCATCTCGGAAAAGACCCGGGCGGCCCCCAGGAGCGGCGTAATCATGGCCGCGCCGAGACCGGCCATGCGCATGCCCACGCCGCTTATCCCGGCGCCGATGGCCTGAACGCCCGCCCCGAACGCCTTGAGGCGCCTCGACGCACGAGAGAGGCCGCGAATCAGCTGCGAATCGTCGGCGAACAGTTCGACATAGGCCGCGCCGGCCCGGATGCCGCGAGCAGAGGCTACCATACGTTACCCGCCTTTCGGACTGAACATGGTATGCATCATGTTCCGCCGCCACGGCGGTCAGGGGCAGAGCGGTCAGCGGTGGGCCGCGCATCCCGCAATAAGCAGTAGAAGCGCGAAGATCACCCACCGCAGAAGGTTCACGCCAATCCTCCGTCCTCGTCGCCGTGGCGGTGACGTCAAACCAGTTTGAACCCGATCTGGGCAGCGGCAGCAGCCAGCGCCCGGATCGTCGCCACGACCGCCGCTCCGTCCCTCTTGTTCTGCATCTCGACGCCGAGGGCAGCCAGCAACCGGGCCTGGTCGGCCTCGGGCATCTGCGTGATGTCCCTCTCCGCCTGGTCGATGGCCGCCTGCTGCACCGCGGGGTCCAGGTGGCTGAACTCCCCGTTCACAAGGTCCGTGATTGCTCCCATGGGCGTCCTCCTTTACTTCGTGGGCGTAGCCGGTTCAGGACTGATGGCCGGCGTCTGAATCCCCGGCATCGTGACTTTCAGGCCCAGGGACTGGACGAGGCCGAATGCCTCGTTGACGATGTTGGGGATAGCGCTCGCCTCCATGCCGACGCTCATCCACTGCGAGACCGCCCCGTGGACCCGCATGGCCTTGGCCGCCTCGTTCTGGTTCGTGGCGACGAGACTTCTCATCCTGGCGACGATCAGTTGGGTGTCGGCCATCGCCTTGTCGCGTTTGGCGATGACGGCCTTGATCCCCTCCTCGATGTCGGCCGGCGTCTTGGCCGTCATCTTGACGAGGTCGATGGTCTTTTGTGTCGTATAGTCGATGTCTGCCTGCCGCGTGGCGATAAAGACGGATTCCCAGGTCTGCTCGATGCGCTGGTCGTTGCCGAGATGGCTCTGCCACGTCGCCACTTCCCACGCCTGCGCCTCGCGCACCGCCATAGGCGCAATGCAGCCGCCGAGCAGGGGCAAAAGGAAGATGAGCACCAGAGCGGCAGGCGGCGTACCGTCCTTCGTGAGCAACGGGCCGATGGACTTGACGGCCACACTGTAGGCGGCGATGGCGGTGCTACCGAGGAGGCTGCCGGTCAGGAATACCGTGAGGTCCACCGGCACCTTCGTCCAGCACAGCATGCGCAGGGCAGCCAGCCCGATGCCCAGGAGGATGGCCGCGACCGGCAGAATCTTCGTCCGGTCGGCCACCCACTGAATCCCCTTGAGGCCCTGCAGGATGACGACGATCAAAGCCACCAGAGTCGGATCTGTCCAGTCCATGTCACACTTCCTTTCGGTCCACGAAAACCTGTTTCAGAACCTTGAGGTTGTCCCTTATCAGCGGAATGCCCTTGGGGCGCCGCCTCTCATACGGATTGAACTCGGCGGGCTTAAAGAGCCGCGCGCGGCGCGAGTAGCGGTTCACGTTCGCAAGATGAGCAAGGATCGTCGATGTATGCGTCCAGTTGTTCCGGCACCGTGCCTCGGCCATCCATACCAGTTCTCTCAGCGTCAGGGGACCGGGGGCGACGCCGACGATGCCGGCGAGGTCCCAGATGAGCCGCTCGACTCTTCGAGCGCCGCCCGCATCCGCTCCTCCAGTTCCGGGCCGTCCAGGCGCTTCTCGGCCGCCGCCACGGCCATCCCCTCCAGCACTTTCAGTTTGCCGAGCGCCTTGGCGAGGAGTCGGCGTCGGCTGCTCGGGAAAAAATCGACCAGTTCCTCCAAGAGGGCCGTCGTCGCCCCGTCGATGGCGTCTCCCGCCATCGCCCGCCCGAAATCCTCGTCCGTGACGCCGCGAGCGTCGGCCTCGGGCTTGCAGGCCGCGTATACGAGGTCGCACAGGAGTACGGGGTCACTGACGAGGCGCTCGAGTAGTTTCCCGTCCACGACCTCCAGAAGGTTCACGTCCAGGAGGCCCCGGACCCGCTTGATGGCGTCTACGTTGACCGTGACGGTCCACGTGCGGCCAGCATTATCGGTAAATGTTTTCATGTGCCCTCCTCGAAACTGGTAGCGGGGGCGGGATTCGAACCCGCGATAGCGACGTTATGACTCTCGTGGCTTGCCACTGGCCCACCCCGCGTTGCAAATTACGCGCCGGGGATGGCGACGCCGGAGGCCTGGATCGCCAGGTTGATCCGGGAACTTGTGATGCCAATGCCGAGGACCGTCACGAAGTCGGCAGCGGCCCGTTCACTGATGGCGCCGATTCCGCCTGCAGTGTCGGTTATCCCATAGACGGTGCCGACTGCCACCGTGCCTCCGGGGTTCAGCCCGCCCTCGCGGATATAGGTGATGGGCTGGTTGGCACCGCCGCCGTTGAGGGCGACGCCGACGGCGGCGGCCTTTGCCGCGCTCGTATCGTCGGCGAGCCGGAGTTTGCCGCTCGTGTCTTGATACAAAGTTTTGCCGGCCACAATCGTCTCGCCGGCGATCCCGCTTTCCTTTCTTGCGCCCCCCAAGGCGAGGACATTGGCCGGCGTGATCGTGAGGTCTGCCATGATCATGCTCCTTTAATCGCTGGGATGGTCCGCCTGGCGGAGACACCCAGGACTTGCTCAGGTCCTTATTCGCCGATCACCTTCCACTGCGGAGGGTTCGCCGAATAAGTCGGCTTGGCCGTGACACTCACTTTCACGGCCTCTTCCAGTGCCTCGTCGCGGTCGAACTTGAGGATGGCGCAGTCGGCCCACAGCCCTTCGCTGCCGGCCTCGGCCACCGGGCCGTCCATCACCGCCAGGCCCAGGAGCGTGCCGCCGAAGAACGCGCTCCGCATGGCCTCGAACCCCGCGTCAGCCGTGTCCCAGACCATCTCCCACTCGATACTGGCGTCCTTCAGGGTACCGATGGTCGCCTTCCAGCCGCCCCCGCCGCGCGTGGAAACCTCCGCCTCACCCTTATCGATGTTCAACGTGAGGTCTTTGATGTTCGTGACGAGGGTCCACACGGGCGTGCCGCCGATGCCGGCGGCGCAGAAGTACAGTTTGGCTTCCAAGCCCAGTTTGACTCCCATGATTCACCTCTCCTATCTGACCGACGCCGCCCAATGGCGGGGCAACCGGTCCTTCACCTGTTCGAGCGCCGGCCCCATGAAGGAGCGGCGCGGGTAATGCTCGCGCTTGTACCGGCCGCCGAACTCGTGGGCCGACCCCGACGTGTCCACAAAGCCCACATCCGGTCCGATGACCACCGACTGCTGTCGCGGCTCGACGGCATATAAGATTGCGTTCCGGAGGAGGCCGCGGCGGGTGTGCGGCGGCCGGCCGGGCGCGCTTGCCGCCGGGCTTCGCTTGATGCTGTGGCGGGCCACGAGGCGAATCGCCGCCCCCGCATGACCGAGGCTCGTGATGCTCGCCTTCTTGGCGGCCGCGATGACCCTGCCCATGTGAAACTGCGTTTTCGCCTTCATCCGAATCATCAACGACCGCCTTTCACCACTATCTCCTGTCTCTGTGCCCGCACCAGCCCGCGCGGGTAATCCTGAATCCCGCCGCCTTGACACGCCTCTGGAACTCGCTGCACTCGCACGCCGTGAGGTCCGCCCCGTCCGCCGAGTACCCCCACGAGAACCACGGCAGCGGCAAGGTGTCCACCAGCCGCCGGCTCACCCGGAAGAGGCCGCAATGGATGACGTCCGGCTCGGCCCACGATGGCAGGTTGCCGTCATCGTAGGCGCAGCCCACGAGGTCATAACCCTCGACGGCGAGGAACGGCAGGGCGGCCGGCGCGGGCGCTGGGATGGTCGGCGCGGCCTCGGCGGGTTTCGATTCGGACATTTCGGTTTCCTTTCCTGCGGTCGCCTGGGCGACCAGGTTCGTGAACGTGACGGGAATGCTCTCGCCCTGGGCGAGTTCGGAGCGGGTGTTCATGTCGGCCCCGTAGGGACAGACGGCCACGCCCCGCAGGGGCCACTCCCGGATGATGATGCCGGGGCCGGCGAACTGAAAGCCGTTGACCTGCGCGGCCTGGCCCTCGGCAACATCCTCGACCTTGATGCCGTCCCCGCCGAAGTAGATGGAAGCCTCGTATGGCACGCCCGCGCGGGCCTTGTGAATGATTTCCGAGGCCCGGTCGCTATCTTTGAAGGGCACGAGCGCCCCGCTTACCTCCAGGCCGTCCGTGTCGGCGCGGAAGTGGTTGGCGTAGCCGATCACCTCCGATGGGTTGTGCACGTAATCGACGGGGAGCCGGTCCTTGTGGAGGTGCATCCCGGCCATGTCGTGGACCACCCGGCCCCAGAACCAGTGCTGGACGGGCTGGGCGGTGCGGGCCTTCATGCGGATGGGGGCGGACTTCGCGCCCTCGCCGTTGTCGCCCAACTCAAACGGGCCGACGACCATCCGCAGGGCGGACGCGGGCACGCTGCCCGTCCGGCGGGCGGATTCCAGCGTCATGGCGCCCGGCTCAGCCATTGGTGATCTCCACAATCTGCGCATTGGCGGCGGCGACGTTTGTCGGTAGGCCCAGGGATTCGAGGTACTGGTTCTCAGCAGCCAACTGGTCGGCCACGTCGAAGAAGTCCTTGCCTTGCTGCTTCAGGACGTCCGTGCGGGACGCCAGGCCCGCGCCGATGGCGGCGATGTCGGCGTTCACTTCCTTCAGCGGGTCAATCCACGGGATGCCCTTGGCGATCCACTCCCACCGCAGGTTCGCCAGCGCCACGCCGCGGGGCAGTTCCAACAGGCCGTCGGCGATGAACAGGCGCAGCCGCCACGCCGTGAGGTTATTGAGCATGAGCCGCACGTCGGCGCGTTTCACGTCGGCCGACTGCTCGTACTGGAGCAGGGCCTGCCGCGCGCCGGAGTAGTTCGTGTGGGCCTCGTCAAAGAACGAATACGGGATGTCCAGACCCTTGAGGGCGGTCTGAATCATGGTCTGCGTGAAGGCTTGGAACTCGGTGGAGGGCGACTTGGACTCCAGGAACTCCGCACGGTCGCCGGGTTCCAAGTCGAGGAGCACCGGCCCGCGGCCGAAGTCCACCTGGTAATCCTTCTCGGGCGTGCCGTCGCCATCCGCGTCCTCCCCTGTGACCTCGCCCACCGGCTCCACCGCCTCACGGTAGAACGCCAGGGCGAACATCTGGGCCACCTTCGCCTTGGCCAGGGCGTAGTCGAACCCCTCGTAGGTGTCCCTGAGCGTGTTGATGGCGGCCGCCAGGGGCGAGATGCCGCGAACCTGGTCGAACCGGTCGAAGAAGGCATGATGGACGACATACGGGGCCGGGATGAGCCGCTCAAATGCGAAGTCTGCGCCGTTGAGGGGGCGCCTGCACACGGCATAGGCTCTCGCCTGGCCCGCCTCGTCCACCTGGACGCCGTGGACAAGCTGCATGGGCAGGACGCCGTCGGGCAGGCCGCTCGTGGGCGTCTGGACGCGGTCGCCCTCGATTGCCTGGAGGCGGCCGTCGGAGAGTTTGAGGAAAAACACGTCGCCGTCCACCGTGCGGCGTTCCTCGGCCAGACGCACGAGGCGCGGGAACGAATGCCGCGCGGCTACGTCGCAGTTCGACGGCCGGGACCACCAGTCCATCAGGTCCTCGATGCGGCCGTCGAGGTCGGCGCTGCCGGTGCGGGATTGGAAGGAAAACGTGCTCACGTAGTCGAGGTGCTTTCGGATGGCCCAGGCGGCGATGGTGAAGTTGCGGTGGATGTCGCGGGAGGCGGAGGTGAGTTTGCGGCGCTGGTGGGGGAGGAGTTCCTTATCCTCGGAGCGCAGGCGGCCCGTCGGCGCCTGCCGCCGGTTCTTCGACTCGACGGCATCGTAGCCGAACAGGTACTTCCCGACGCGATGGACCAGTCCCGTCTGCATCATCAGAATCCACCCAGATTGATGCTCGCCGCCTGCGGCCGCTGGTTCTTCTCGCGGGCGACCTCGCGCTTCCAGTACCGGTACTTCGCCTCCACGTCGGCGTACCGCACCGACTGGCCGTCCACCGAGACGGTGTCCAGGCCCGCGCTCGTCTCTAGGAGCGTCTCGTACTTCGCCAACATCGTTTCCGCGAACGTCGCCATCGTCACTCCGCTACTGGCGGGCAAGGCCGGGCAAAAGAAAAAGGCCATGCAGGGTGCAGGTCCCTGCATGACCTTGAAGTCTCTTGCCCGGCCCGACCGGCAGATGATCAGTCCGCCCGCCGCGCCC